CCGCGGGATCACGCGCGGCGTGCCCTTGCGCACCGTCACCTGCACGGCGCTCGCGCGCTGGCCGGCCGGCACGCCGCGGGAGGGATCGCCCTTGGCGCGGGCGCTCGCCGGCACCGTCTGCACGACGGGGTTGTAGTTGCCGAGGATCGTCAGGTCGCCGCGGGCGGTGATCCTGGCTTCAGCCTTGCCGCCAAGCGTCGCGCGCGTGACGGACATCTTGCTGCTGATGTACGCGTCCGACAGGTTGATGCCAGCGTTCATGCCGGCGCGAGCGCGGGTGTCGAAGCGGCCGGCGACGTCGTTGACCACATCGGCCATGCTGACGTTCAGCCGGCCGTCGGCCAGCAGCGCCAGGCGGTCGGCCTGGGTGAGCACGTCACCGACGTCGACGACGAACTCGTTGCGGCGGGTGGCCATCAGGGGGCGGGGCGAAGGATGAAGCGGACGTTGACGCCGTTGTCGGCGATCTTGCGATCGAGCACGTAGGTGCCGTCGACCGAGTGCACGAGGGTGTCGTCCGCGCGTGCGTCGTACTGCTTGCTGATCGTCGCGATGTCCCGCTCCACGAGCACGTCGTCGACGTAGACGCGTGCGCCGTGCTCGATGTGGACGCGACCGCAGGCCACGCCATTGAGCGTCGAGGGCTTGCCGAGAACAGCGAGCGTCGACGCCCCGGCGCGGACTGCGTAGGGCGTGGGCACCTTAGATCGTCAGCTTGATGACGGCGCGGGGGCGCTTGTTCAGGTGCAGCGGGTTCGACTGCATCTGCACGTCCAGACCCTTGCCGTGCGGCAGGCGTTCCTGGCTGGCGTAGTACGGCAGGCCCATCGTGTTGACGAAGTCGAGGTGATCCATCGGGCCGAAGTCGCCGGTGAACATATCGGGCACGCCGAGCGGCACCAGATACGCGGTGTTGGCTTCCACGAATTGGGTTGCACCGACCTTGCCGCGGTAGTTCACCCAGTTGACGTCGTCGCCGAACACGAAGCCCTTGCGCTTGTCGCTGCGCAGTTGCACGCCCTGCTGGTAGCGGTAGGTTTCCTCGACCGCCGGGTGCTGCGAGAAGGCATCGAAGAACGTGTCGGAGCACAGCGCCACGTAGCCCGTGCTGGTCACGCCGTCGAGCTCGTCCTCGGACATGCGCTTCGCGGTCAGGATCTTGCCGAGCACCTTGGTGGAATCGTTGTCGAGCGCCATGTCCAGCGTCTGCTGGGCGATGCTGAACTCGTCCCACAGGTTCAGCAGTTCAGTCGTGCCGTCCGCGTCGTAGACGATGCCCTTGATGGCGCCCATGCGCTGCCATTCCATCGTCAGGTCGATCTTGCGCTTGCCGATCCACAGCTTCTTCTTCAGCACGTTCATCGCCGTCTCTTCGACGGAGGTCTTGCCGAAGGCGCGCAGGCCCTGCACTTCCGCCGCTTGCAGCGTCGCTTGCTGCGGCAGGTGCACGACGTTGAAGTTCTTGACCCGGCGCTTGCCAGCCACGATCGGGGTCGCCGGCGCGCCGTAGGGCTTCGACGGCACCAGCGTGATCGCGTCCTTGTCGTCGATCTCCAGCTGCACCGTCGTGGTCGAGATGCCCTGGTATTCGAACAGGCCCATGTCGCCCAGCGCGGTCGGAACGTGCTGCAGCTCCGTCATCGTGTGTGCCAGCGACGCGAGGCTGAAGGCATCCGCCTGGAAGACGTCGAGAGTGATTTCACCAGCCATTTTTCGGTGCTCCGGGGAGTTGTCGTATTGGGTTGTCAGCGCCGCGGATCAGCGGAGCTTGAAGCCGAGGGCGGCCAGGTCAGCTTCGCCCGCGGCGTCGAGGCCGGCGCCGCCATTCAGTTGCGACTCGATCACCTCGCAGTCGCGGTTGAACATCGTGGCCTTCACGTCGCCGTTCACGCCGGGCAACGGGTTCCACAGGATGCCGACCGCGGTCTGCGAGCCGTCGCTCGCCGCGTTGTCGTACTTGATGTGCTTGCCCGTCGCGGTGATCTTGCCGAGCACCGTGCCGGACGGCAGCGCGACGCCGCCGGAGATGGTCACGATGACCACGTCGCGGGCGATGCTGCCCTGCGGCTCCGACAGGAGCCATTCGCCTTGCTGAATGCCTTGGGTCTTGGTCGACATGGTGTCTTATTCCTTCGCGGAACGGGGCTTGTTGAAGTTGGCGTAGATGGCCTTGACGTCGAGCGTGTCGGCCGCCTTCGGCTTGGGCTGCTGCGTCTTGCGGGCGTTCTCGACCGAGAGCGCTTCGTCGGCGGCGGCCTTGCGGTTCTGGAACTCGGCGCGGGCCTCGGCTGGCGTCTTGCCGGCGCGGATCATTTCGGCCGCGGCGTCAGCCATGCCGACGACACCTGCGATCGACTTGATCTCACGGGCCGCAGCGATGCGAGCCTGCACGTCGGCCAGGTTGTCGATCGACACGACCCAGCCGGCGGCGAATTCGCCCATGCCCGCGGCATCCGCGGCGGCCTTGATCTGATCGGCCAGCGGAGCCGCCGGAGCCTGCGGCTCGGGCTTCGGCTCCGGGGCCTTGCCGGTGAACAGCGCCTTGACGTTGTCGGGCATGCCGTCGAGGTCGAACGCAGCTTTCGCCTGCACTTCGTCGATCACGGCTGTCGCCAGGCCAGCGGCCAGCGCCTCGTCGGCGGTGAGATACGAATCCGCCTCCATGAGCGCGCGCATGTCGTCTTCGGACTTGCCGGTACGCCCCGTGTAGATGCCGATGATGGATGCGTCGAGCTTGTCCAGGATGTCGGCGCGCTCGCGCAGGTCTTCGGCGTCGCCGGCGATGGCAGTCCACGCGTTGTGGACCATCATCATTGAGTTCTTCGGCATCTCGATCGTCGTGCCGGCCATGGCGATCACGCTTGCCATGCTGGCCGCGATGCCGAGCACCTTCACGTTGATCTCTTTGCCGCTGGCCTTCAGCGCGTTGTAGATCGCGAGTCCCTGGTAGACGTCGCCGCCGGGCGAGTTGATGTTCAGCGTGACCTTGCTGGCCTTGGCCGTGGCGGTCTTGAACTGGGCGATGAAATCGCGCGCAGTGACGCCGTAATAGGAGTTGATCTCATCGAAGATGGAAACTTCGACGGGGTCACCCTCTTTGGCAGCGGCTTTGATCGAGAACCAGTTTTTCATGGTGCGCAAATTCTGTGAGTGGAAATTCGGGTAATTGGGCGGATTGGTTTCGCTATCTGCGAATCAGGAACAGCAGGACGTCGTCATCCGTATCGCGCCGCTTGCGCTTGGGCCAGGGGATCGTCTGCAGGCTGTACGCCGCGCCGGCACCAGAGGCTGGCGGGGGTGCAGGCGCGGGCGTGACGCCACCGGCGCGGAACTGCTGCAACGCGAACTGCCGCAGGCCGAACTGACGTAGCCCGAACTGCCTCATGCGCCATTGACCGTGACCGAGGCTCGATCGCCGCCGGCGAACGTGGTGACCACGCGGGGGGTCGTGCCGTCGCGGCCGTAGAACGTCTCGGTGTCGCTGCCAGCGCCCGCCGTCTTGCCCACCGTAGCCGCCAGCAGCACGCGCAGCACCTGCTCGAGCGTCAGACCGCCTTCGACGACGCGCTGGGCCACCGCGGCCGGCACGCCGGCGACGGACGCCAGCTGCGCCGATTCCTCGCTCGTAAGACCCGACACGCCCGTCTCGATCAGCGTCGCTGCGGCCGAAGCCAGCATCAGCACCTGGGGGCTGCCGGTGTTGTGCACGCGGTCGAGCGCGTCCGCCAGGTTGCCGCCCGTGACGGTGGCCTGATAGGCGCCCGCCGCGAACTCGACGACCCAGGCGTCGCGCAGCGCCACCGTGATACCCGTCGCTACGGCGCCGCCCAGCGATGCCTTGCCGGTGGCGTCGGCGATCTGCGGCTCGACGATCCCCCGCTCGCTCGCTTCCTCGTCGCGGATCGCGTTGATGAGGTCTTGCAGCAGCAGGGGCTGCGCCTCGGCCTCCAGCACGCCGATGCGCTGCGTCGAGTAGGTGAACGACAAGGCCATCGCGTCAGGTCACGATCGTGTCGGTGGTGCGGATGGCCGCGGCACTGAAGCCCGTGCTGCCGACCACGCCTGCGTTTTCGAACGGCAGGATGCCCTTCTTGCGGACGCGGTAGACGACGTCGATATCCGCGACGTAGGTCATAGCGGGCGATGCGATCGACGTGCCTGACGCCACGTCGTCGATCAAGGGCACGTAGGCGCCGGTGCCGCCAGCGAAGCCAGAGCCACCCAGCGTGCCGCTGATCGTGAACGTCTTCGTGCCGCGGTTCAGCGCCGTGTAGGTGTAGCGCGTGTCGTTGATGCGCAGGACGCCCGCGGTGGGGATGTCGTTGCCTACGGCTTCGTTCACCACCACCGCGCTCGCGCCCGCGGCGTGCGCGCCGTTCAGGGTGAACTGGGTCTTGTTCACCGCCGTCGAGCCCGCGCCGGTGGAGCGCGCCACCAGGATGCGGTCGCCGGCCACGACGCCCGTGATGGCGGCGGTGATGCTGACCGGCGGCGTCTTGGTGTTGCCGGCGTTGTCGATCAGCACCCGGTTGTTCGGGTCGCTCACGTTGGTGATTAGCACCCCCCGGGCGCCGAAGATCTTGCCGCCTGCGAACGACCCGAACGGTGCCTGCTTCACCTCGGCGTAGGTGTTACTGACGTAGCGGTAGAACCGGCCTTCCACCGACGTGCCGGAACCGATCGCGCTCGTGTTCTGCCGACGCGTGAGGTACTTCAGGCGCCGGTAGACCTGCAGCACGGTGTTGCCGCCGCCGTCGACCGTCACGCCGTAGTTCTCGTCGGTGCCGTCGCCGTCCACGTCCGCTGTGGCCGCACCGAAGGCAATGGTGACCCCCGTCACGTCGTCGCCGGTGCCGTCGTCGTTGGTGTCCGGGGCCGTCGCGATAGGCACCGGGTTGCGGCCGCCGGTGGCGGACGCCTGGCTGGTGAAGTTGTCGTAGAGGTCCGCGTTGGCGTCGGCGTTGTTGCGCGCGAACACCGTGACGTTCCGGCTGTCCACGTCCGCGCCGGCCGCCGTCGTCTTCACCAGCTGGTCGATGTGGCCCTGCGTATACCCGGGGTGCGACGCAACCAGCGCGCCGTCCTGCTGCAGGTACATGACCGCGTCGGCCTCGATCGTGCCCAGGGTGTAGAAGTTCGCCCACACGTCGCGATCGCTGCCCGCTTTCTCGACGACGATTGACCCGCCGTAGAGGTAGCCCACGTCGCTGTCCGCGTTGAACGTCCAGCCGTTGATGAGCGTGTATTCCGTCGGCGTCTGTGCCGACATCGGGACGGTGTCGTCCATCTGTCCGCTGTCGTCGAACAGGTCCATCAACCACGAATACAGGGCGTTGACCGTGTAGCGCGTCGTGCCCGACGTGTGGCTGATCTTCTTGGTTGCGTAGTTCAGCGAGAAGTCGTCTTGAATTGCCATGTCTATTCCTCGTTAGGCAATGGTGTCCGGCACCTGGGCGATGTAGACGGATTGGTTCGCGGCGCCGAGCGTGGTCTGCGTCTGGAACGGTTGGTATTTGGGAGCGCTGGTGCCCTTGCGCACGCGGATGCGAACGTCGTTGGCCGAATTGCCTGCGGCGAAGTAGCCCAGCGACAACGCAACCGACGTGGCCGCTGCCGTCCCTTCCGCAACGAGGACTCCGTCAGACTGCCGCTCTACGCGGTAGCGACTGCCCACGACAACGTTCGTCAGGGTGAGCGTCGACGACCCGACGGGGTCCGTGGGCAGCCGAGCGATGCCGATTGCGGTCAGCGCCCCGAGCGGTTCAACCCCCACCGAGGTGCGGGTGACCGCCCGGATAGACGGCACCCCGCGGCCGGCCGCCTGTTGGATGAGCGTCGCGGTCGTCATGCCACGCTCGGTTCAGGATCGACGTACATCTGGATGCCCGAGCCGCCAGGCGGCGCGCCGGTCATCTCCAGCACAACGCCGATCTCGGTGTCCTGCTTCACCGACTGCGTCGTGGTGATCGTGAACCGCCGCGGGGAGTGGGACGGGAACGACGCCGCGTTGTCCCAGGTCGCCGAGGGTGACGTGAGCGAGCCGGCCTGCTCAAGCGACGAATCGCAACGCGCCTTGCCCGTCGGATCGACGTAGTAGACACGGGCCACCACGTCGTAGGGCGTCAGCGCGACAGGCGAGAGGAAGTCGATTTCGATCGTGCGCGCGCCGTCGGCAAGCCGGCTGATTGCGCCCATCCGCGGCGTCACGAGCGGGGCCCCGCAGTGCACCGTGCCGGCGAACCAATCGATCTTCAGCGCCCACTTCGTGGCCCCGTCGAACTGCAGGGCACGGTACGTCGGATATGCGGGCGCCGCATCGGGGTCCCAGTCGACCACGCCCGCTCGGTTCTCGTAGCGGCAGCCGAGCCCGACGCGGGCGTCCGTGAACGTGTAGCTCACGGTGCCAGGGTTGCCGCTCGCAAAGACCGACAGGCCCAGGTAGGCGCCGAGCTTGAAGCCCGTGCACGCCTGCGCCAGCAACTCGCTGCCGTCCGTGTAGGTCTGCGACGCCGAGAACGGGGTGTATTTGCCGAAGGGCCAGCCGGAGATGGAACACCCGATGAACTTGACGGCCGACCGCGAGCCGCTGAGCGACGCGTTGTTGACGGGGCCGGGGTCGCCGCCCGCGGTGTGGTTGTTCGTGATCGTGCAGCCGTCGAACGTCAGCGTGCCGTCGAGCGTGCCGTAAATCAAGCCGCCCCAGGTTGTGCGCGCCGTGGCGTTGACGAAATCGCAGTTCTTGAACTGCGTCGTGAGCACCCCGCTGCAATGAGCACGGATGTATGACGTGGTGACGATGCCGCTGCTGGCTTCCTCGAACTTCACGCCTTCGATCAGCGTCGGCGCATTCGACCCACTGTTGCACCACGCCTGAAGGATGAAGTGACCGGCCGTCGTTTGCCCGGCCCAGTAGAACCGCAGGCTCCCGCGCTTGAGGCACTGAATCACGCGGCGCAGGCCCGAAGTGTTCGGCGCCAGGCGGATCGTGATGTCGGCCGAAGCGCCGCTGAAGGACAGCGTTATTACCCCCGTCCCTGAATCGCCGGTCCACTTCGTGTTGGTGTCGAAGACGAGGCGATGGCTGTATGCGGGCGTGCTCGACAGATTGGTGTTCGACGGGAGCGTGATCGTCTGCCCAGCGCCGGTGCGGACGTAGATCACGTCGGACAGCCCGGGGTTGGCGGCCACGGTTGGCGCGCCCGAGGCAGCCGCTACCAGCGCGCTCGCCACCAGTGCTCCGTAAGCGCCCGCCGCGAAGTTGAAGATCGTCGCGGTGCTGACCAGATGGCCCCAGCAGCCGCCGCTACCGCCCGCGAAGTTGACGGGCAGCGACGTGGACGCCGCCCAGCCTGCCGCGTTCAACCGGCAGTTCGTGTTGGTCGCGCCGTTCAGCGTGGCCGAGCCGACGCGCATCATCACGTCGAGGGTGTCGGTGCTGGTCTTGCGGGCGTAGACCAGGGCCCGCAGTTGCGGCGTGCCGAGCGCGACGCCGGAGCCGACAGCCGTCGTGCTGGCGTTGATCGCAGTCACCAGGTTGTCGAGCGTGGCTGAGAGGGACGCGCCGACGTTGAACTGATTACCCGTTGCGCCGCTGGCCACCGCGGTGAACGTGACCCCGCACACCACAACGGTGTTCGTTGCGGCGGCGTTTGCAGTGAAGACGATCGACGCGGTGCCGGCAGCGGTCGCGGCAGCCATCGCCGAACCGTCGCCCTCCAGCGGCACGCCCCACGTCGGCGTCGCGCTCAGCGACGCCCCGTAGGCCCCGTGGTCAACAAAATACTCAGCCACGGTACAGTTCCTCCGTCGTCGGCTTCGTGCCCAAAATCAGGGCTTTCTTCTCTGCAGTCATCGGGCCGCTGCCTTGGAAATAGGGGTTCGCGGCCGGCTGTCCCGTTGCGATGAGCATGTCGAGCAGCGCGGCCGCTTTGGGCCCGAGCAGGTCGATGTAGAGCCGGCCCGCCAGCATCTCGCGAGCGGCCACGCACACCGGGTGCGTCGACGCGGCGATTGCGAGGCCGTCCATTCCGAGGCGGTCTTTGAACGGGCCGACGTGCATGCGCCATTCGGCGGGAACGACCGGGTCGGGTTCTGGCTCCGGCGGTTCGGCCAGCGGGTTGTGCTCGTGCGTGGCGAACTCCCAGCCGGACCACTCGATGGGCGCGTCGGCGTCGTAGCGGTACACCTCTTCGCCATCGCTTTTGCGAGTTACGACGTAGGTCGTCATCAGATCACCATGAGCGATTGGTTCGGCGAGATGCGCCATGCCTGCTCGCGGAACCGGGGGCGGCCAGCGGCGGCGAGGATCGCCTCGCGAAGTTCAGCGCAATGCCAGGCGCCCGGGTCTTGCCACGAGCGCCGGCAGATGTTCCCGAGGAGGGCCTTGCGGTCGTAGGGCATGCCCACCTGGGCCCGCGCAAAGCGCAGCCCGGCGCGGGCGTCCGGCACGATGGTGTCGACGTAGACCACCTTCGTGTAGCGCGCCCGGAACTCGTCGAACGGCGTCTCGACGACGCCCGGCCCCCATAGGGCCTCGATCACCGTGCCTTCGGGCGTTAGCGTGCCGACGTGCGACACCGTGCCCCAGCGGTCGACGTTCCGCAGCGCGATGCTGATGGGGTTGTGGCTGCGAGCGTAGACGCCGCTCAGGATCTCGCTCATTGCAGCGTCTTCTCGATGGTCTTGGACTTGACGATCTCGCCGTCTTCGCCGCGCACGACCTCGGTCGTCGACTCGCGATCGGGCATCTCCAGCGTGGCGTGGACCTTTGTCTCGCCGGCCTGGGCGACCACGGTCACCGCAGGCGCAGGGGCTTCCGGCACGTGGTTCGTGACGTTCACCACGGGGGCCGGGCCCTCGGGCACCTGGTTGGTCACCTGCACCACCGGCGCGGGGGCTTCGGGCACATGGTTGTTCACCGTCACCGGTGCTGCCGCCGGCAGGTGGTTCGTGACGTGCACCACCGGCGCCGCGGCCTCTCGGGACGCGAGCGCCGTGATGCCGCCCAGCATCGTGATCTGCGCCTGATCGAGCGCCGACGGCTGTTGCTGCTGGCCCTGGCCGGGCTTCGGTTCCGCCGGGGGCGGGTCGAGGTTCAGCCTCTCGGCCCGTTCCTTCGCCGCCTTGCGGTCCAGGTCGACCTGGGTGGGGTCGTCGCCGCGCTCGGCGATCACCTCGTCGCGCGACCGCAGGCCGGCGTCGATCTCCATGATCTTGCCCTGCGGGTCCTGCACGGGGTGGATGTGCTCGAAACCGTCCGGCGACCACGTGGCACGGCGCACCGCGTCGTATTCGCTCGGCTGGATCTTCCCGTTCAGCACGCCGGCGGCCGCGAAGGCGCCCACGACGGGCTGGCACATGCGCGGGATGATGACCTGCCACTGACGCTGCCGGGCGAAGCGCCGGTATTCCAGGATCAGCACGCGCAGGGTGCGGTCGCTGACGTTGCGGATGTCCCCCGAGTGGAGCTCGTAGGGCATGCCCGCGCCGGCTGCCGTGCCCATGTTCTGGGTCCGCATGTACTCGTGGTACATCGTCCCCGCTTCCGGCGGGTTAGCGAACTTGACGTCCTCGCCGGGGAGCAGTTCGCGGCTCATGCCGGACTCGAGCGTGGCGACAGCGTGATCGCCATCCATGTACCACTTCGGCAGGCCGGTGAGCGGGTCCGTATCGATGTCCTGCCAGTCCGACGGCATCGCGCGGGTGATGAACATCGCGAACAGGTTCGCCAACTTCTGGCGGTCCAGCACCGCGTCGTCCAGGTCGGCGATGTTCCGCAGGCGCACCAGCACCGACGCCAGCGCCGACACGCCGCGCAGCGCGCCGGGCCGGGCCGGGGCGTAGATGTGGCTGACCTGCTCGGCCGGCACGCGGATCAGCATGTCGATCGACGGCGACCCGGAGCGCGGGATGTCCTCGGGGTGCTCGCGGAACATCCAGTAGGCGACGCGCTGGCCGATGCGGTTCAACTCGATCCCCTGGCGGATCTTGTGGCCGTCGGCCATGCCCGGCCACACGTCGTAATCAACGTGCGGCACCAGGTCGGACTCGAGCAGTTGGACCTGCAGCGGCACGCTTTCCATCGGCGCGTTGGCGCGGCGCGGCCGCAGGCGCAGGAACACCTCGCCCGACTCGAGCCACGCGCGCACGGCCAAGGTTTGCAGCCCGTAGTAGGTGCTGCCGCCGTCAGCGTCGGCCTCGTTGACCCAGTCGTCCCAGAGATCCTTCAGTTCCAGGCGCCGGTTGTCGTTCGTGATGCGGTTGAAGCGCGGCACGATGCCGACGCCGATCAGCGTCGTCGACCACTTCTGCGAGTGCGACTCGCCGGCCCAGTCGTTGCGCACGACATCGCGCGCCCGGTCGCGCACCTTCTCGATGCCGTCGAGCGAGCGATTCGGACCGGCCGAGCCGGGGCGCCAGCTGGCCAGCCGCCGGCCGTTGCCGCCGGCGTCATAGCGACCTTTGGCGCCGACCGCGGGGGCGCTGCCGAACTCGGAGGCGGCGGCAGCGACGGCGCGCTTGCGCGGGCGGGTGGCCATGCTCAGTAGCCCCCGTCGTTGTAGCCCCGGCCGCGGTACTGCAGCAGCGTGATCGGGCTGGGCCGGCGCGCCGCGGTGCGGGCCTGCTCGGCGTTGATCCGGGCTTGCACGTCATTGCGCGCCTTGATGAGCGATTCCGTGGTGTTGAACAGCGTGGACTCGCCGGCGATCACGACCTGGCGCACGCCAAGCGCAATCGCGGAATTCAGCGCCTCAAGGTCGTCTTGCAATGCCATGCCCATAATTGTTCGGGCCGGCATTGCGGCAAATGGGCGGATTGGTTTCGTGCGCGCAATGGCGCCGACATCTACGCCCATAATTCATTCCGCCCAGAGGCGCGGGGCCGCAGCCACGGCTCAGGAGACGCGCTGAAAGTCGAAAGGCAAACGGACAGGCGCTATGGCAAGCCGAGATGAGTCCGGTAAGGGTTCGAATCCCGCCTGGGCGCCACCCTCACCCCCCGCCGCCGATGACCGCACCAAAGCCCCGCAAGGCCCGCCCCGGGCCGAAACTCGACCCGCACATCCGCGATGTCGCCCCCGTCAAACTGACGCTTGATCCGCTCACGCGGCGCAAAGCCCTGGTCCTGGGCGGCGGCAACGAGTCCGCCGGCGTGCGCGAGGCCGTCCGCGTGGCCTACAGCCGCTGGCAGGCGCAGGCGCCGTCAGCCGAGGTAGCCGCTGCGGCCGCTGCGACGGGTGAGGCTGCTGCGGCCGGTTGACGCCGGCGCGAGGGCGTCGGGCGTGCTGGCCACGCGCTCGTTGTCCTGCATCTCCTGGCGCTCGGCCCGCGTGCGCACGCCGCTGTTGCCCTGGTCGAGCGGCAGCGCCCAGGCAGGCACGTTCGTCCAGTCTTTCCACCGGTCGACGCCCAGCCACAGGCAGCCGGCGCGCACGTAGCAGGTCAGGTCGCGCGCCTCGTTGCGGGCGCGGATCTGCGTCCAGGTGCCGTCGAGATTGCGCTGCTCGGCATCCCACTCGTCGAACCAGGCTTCGGACAGCCAGCCGGG